ACAAATTATATTCATGTTCCTGTTCCATCTATAGCATTAACATTAGCTTTAACATTATATTCGATATTAATAATAATTTTTATATTATTATAAAATAGTATAATATATGAGTAGTAGCAGCAGTGGCAAAAAATCATCTTCAATGCAAAATGCTAAAAAATTAATAAGTAAGGAATTGGCAAAAAGAGAAAAACGTTGTAATCGTAAAGTTGTTTATGAATATAAACGTCCAGATGAAGATCCTTATGATAAATACGATAATCTTGATTTATTCAAACAAGAAAATCCTTTTGATACTAACAAGAGCTGTAAAGTTCTTATAGATACTGGAAAAATTAAAACTGATAAAAATTCTCAATATTTTAAAGATGTTTATACAAAAGCTCGTTGCAGAACTGTAAGAGGCGTTTGGGATAAAAAAACAGTAAATCGCAATAATACTTATGATATGGGAAATTGCTGGGTTGATAAAGATGATGCCGAATGTGGTGAATTATTAAAAGATAGCAAATTTTTACGAGATGAAGATTTATCAAGAGATGAAATAAAAAATGCTCAAAAAACTTGCAATTCTAATGATAAATGCGATTTAAAACGCATTGGAAGTGATAGAATAGATTGTGTTGTCAAATCTAAATTTACAAAAGAATTTAGCGACAGTAAAGCTTCTGACAAATCATCGCAATCACAACAATCATCCAGAAAATCAATATCTGGCAAAATTGATTTTAATAATATGGAAACTTCATTATATAATTTATATAATTCTAAAGATGCTCCAGAAACTTTAAGATTAATTGGAACTGGTAATAGATGTGTTGAAGGCTACACAGAAGAGGCGGAAGAAATTCACGATGATATAACAGATGATGCGATAATAGAAACTACAAATAAAGAAGATAGTCCAATTATTGCTCAATTAGAAGCAACACGAACTGTAACATCGATGCGTAAATATGTAGTTTTCAATTATACAAATTATCTACGCCATATTTATTTTTTAATTATAAATACATATCCTGATATATCAAATCAATCAAATGTGAAATTATTAAGCTTATATATAAATCCGGATCCAAATGCTTCCATGACAGTCATATTAATTAAATTTAAAAATGCATTAGATGAATATATCAAAAAATTTAAAACAAATTATTCTATGTCTCGAAGTAATTTTGATCGTGTTGATAAATATGCTGGTGCGTTGTATGATAAATTTTTCACCTCATATTTTTATAATCCAGACACATATACAAAAGAAGCTTTAGACAATTATGATTATTTTCAGAAATTATTTGTTGAATATTTTATAAAATTATTAGATCCAAATGTTAAATCTGATGCAGCTATAATTAAATATTATATGGGCGATGAATATTCTGATAAAAGATTTGATTTTTTTAAGAAAAGTTATAATCAGCTTTATAATCAATTGAAAAAACAATACCAAGAACAAAGAACCTATTTAACAAATATGGATATTCTTGATAAAATTAGATTATTAAAATTTGATATTGAAAATTTATATTTAAGTTATTTTAAAAATTATTTTACACATGAATTTTCAATGGAAAAAGAAAGAAATCGCCAAATTCATCAAAAATGCATTCGATATTCAATATCTTTAACTGATCCAAGAAGTGAAGATTTTAAATTATTATTTGCCAAACATGCAAATTATGTTCCACGAACATCAGATATGACAGCATTAGAAGAGTTTATTGAAGAATATGATGAATTGTATGAAAAAAGAGATACAGATATATTAAAATATTTTTATGTTTATGGCAAATTTTTCCCAGATTATTTTACATCAGAAGAATTATCATTTTACAATAATTTTATTAAATCAAGAATTACAAATTTAGATCCTAATAATGCAGCTGATTATACTGATCTTGATAAATATATTGATGATAAAAGTAAGTTAAGCGAATTTAAAAGATTATATAATTTAATTGATAAAGATGCAACCACTAATTATGATAATCAAATGAGACAACTTTATAAGAAATATTTTTCTCAATATTTTGAAGATAAAGAACTCAGATCATCATCAACATCATCATCTAAATCTAGTAAATCATCTTATGGACCATTATTATCATCATCTATATCATCACGTCCAGAATATTCATCGCCTGAAGTTATTGTTGCCAAAAATCCTAAATTGCCAACAGTTCCTCAATCTATAATAAATAATATTTGCAAGACTATTCATAATAATAATTTAGATAAACGAGGGATGTTAATTTGGCATTCCACAGGAAGTGGAAAAACTTGCACTGCAACTTCTATAATGGATGGATTTTGGGGAACAAATAAGAAAATTATTTATTGCAGTAGTGTTGAGGCAATAAGCAGCAATCCTCCTATTAATTTTTATAAATGTGCTACAGACTTATTTCCGCGATTTGCAGGAAAAAGTTTAAATGAGACTGAAAAAATGTTTAAAAATGTTTTATTTTTAACTTTTGCCAAATTAGCAAATCGCATAGAAAAGAAGCAAATAAAATTAGATGATTGTATTTTAATTATAGATGAGGTTCATAATCTATTCAGACCTTTAGTTACACAAAGAAAACAGCATCAATATTTAGAAAAATTATTATTATCAGGACCTACACAATTTCCAAATATGAAAGTATTTATATTAACCGCAACTTTAGGTGATAATCCATCTGAAATATTTAAATTATTGAATATTGTCAGAGATACTCAAACTTCTCAATTCTTGGAAACTGATTTGAAAGATGTTGATCAATTCAAGAAGAAAATAAGAGGATTAGTATCTTATTTTGATATGTCTAATGATACCAGTAAATTCCCAGTTGTTGTTTATGAAGAACCCAAATTTATTGATATGTCAAAGAAACAATTTGATGAATATATTAAAAAATATAAGGAAGTCAAAGATACTGCAAAAGATTTTGACAAATTATCAAAACTCAATTCTTTGAATAAATATTGGGCGGCTGCTCGTCGTTATTCAAACACTCTTTACAATCTAGAAAAAGGAATGAAACTTCGTGATTTTAGTGCAAAATTAGAAGAGTTATTATTAGAAGTAGAAAAATATCAAAATGAAAAACAATATATTTATTCTGCATTTTATGAAAATAAAGGTTATGGTGGTCATGGTATTTTAGCTGTTTCTAAGCAATTAGAAAACAAAGGATATTCACGACTTTCACCAACAGAAGCACTAAAAATTTTAAATAATCCTAATCGCGAAACTGAAGATAAGAAGCCTCGTTATATATTAGCTGTCAGCACTCAATTAGGCGTAAATAAAGGTGCAGATTTAGATAAAATGAGAGCATTATTTAATGCACCTTTTAATAAAAATGGCGAGTATGTGCAATTGTTTTTAGCTTCTCAGAATTATAATGAAGGTATCGATTTGAAGGCAGTTCGTCATATTCATATCTTCGAACCTTTAATAACTTGGGCTAGCGATAAACAAACAATTGGAAGAGCGGCTCGTTTATGTTCTCATGCAGATTTAGATAAAGGTGATTGGAATGTACGCATTCATCGTTATATGAGTAACTTTCCTACAAATAAAGTTGATCCAGAAAATGCAGCAACTAGAAATGGAGTATTGGCGGCAATTACGGAATTAGAAGCAGAATGGGTTAAATTAAAAACTGGATTGAAAAAATATACAGCTGATAGCAAAATTATTTCAAAAGAAATAACTAAAGACAAGAAAGCTAAGAAAGATGTTTCCGATTTAGAAGATAAACTTTCAATAAATAAAACTGTTATTGATAATATCAAAGAAAGAATTGAAAAAAATAAAGAAGAAATAAAACAACAAAAAGCTGAATTGAAAAAATATCCGGATGAACTGGCATCAAAAGGAAAAGGACGGGCAAAGAAAACAGTTGATGCAACTGGAATTGAAAATATTGATAAATTTATCTTTGAAAATGCTAAATCTAAGATGCAACACATCTTATCATTATATCAAGCAATGAAAGAAGCTGCGATTGATTGTCAAGTATTGAAAAAATTCCATAGTTCTGGTAATCAAGAGATTACTTGTCATAAATATTAAGATTTTTTTATTTTTTTTATAATTATAGAATAATGACTATATACGATTGCATTATTATTGGGTCAGGTCCTGCTGGATTAACTTTCGCAACCTTAGCAGACAAAAATGAAAAAATTATGATAATTGAAAAAGATAAATTTATAGGAGGTTGTCATAAGGTAAATAGACAAAGATATGAGAATGAGAATTATTTTTGCGAACATGGTCCAAGAGTTTATTTTAACAATTACATAAATTTCAAAATGATTTTAAATAAGATTGGATTGAAATTTAAAAATGTTTTTGTTAAACAACATGCATCATTGTCTAATCTTATTTATGAATTGTCTGTTAAATATAAAGTATTAAATTTTAGAGAAATATGGATAATAACTGTTGAATTTTTCAAAGTATTGTTGGATCCAAATTATGGAAAGAAAATTTCATTAAACGATTTTATGAAATTAAATAATTTCACTGAAAATGCCTTTAAATATACAGATCGTTTTGTTAGATTAAGTGATGGTGGCGATATTACTAAAATTTCTTTAAATAGTTATTTACAGTTAATAAATGAGGCTATTATTTATACACCATGCCAACCTAGACTTCCAAATGATGAAGGATTATTCAATGTTTGGAAGAATTATTTAAATTATGTTGATTTTAAATTTAATACTGCTATAAATAGAATTGAGAAAGATGAAAATGGAATAATAAAATTAACATCAGATGATAATGAAACGTTTCTAACAAGACGACTTATATTAGCTATTCCTCCAACAAATTTATATAAAATTCTTCAAAATTCATCAGAAGAATTGAGAACAATTAATGATTTGGCAGAATATTCCGAGAAAACAGAATACAATGATTATATTTCTATTACTTTTCATTGGAATTTTGAAATAAAAGAATTGAAAGATATTAATGAAAGTTTAATAAATGATACAGATTGGGGAATAATCAAAATCATCTTATCAAATTATATGAAATTTAAAGAAAGAAATTCAAAAACCGTCATTAGCTGCAATGCATCTTATTTAGATAGAAAAAGTAAGTTTTTAAATAAGACTGCGAATGAATGTAAAGATAAAAATGAAGTTATTTATGAAATTTATCGACAATTAAAAGAGATATATCCAACTCTCCCTATTCCAACACTAGCTTTTATTAATAATTATTATGATGGCAATAAATGGAAATCGGGAGAAACAGCATTTATAAAAACCGTTAATTATAATCATCTCAAAAATGATAAATTGAGTGATAATATTTATATTCTAGGAACGCACAATGGAAATGCCAAAGTTCATTTCACATCATTTGAAAGTGCTGTGAGCAATGCAATTGCATTGATAAATAAAATTTATGATAAGGATTATCCGATAAAAAAGGCATTTACGATTAAAGATTTAATAATGCTTATTATTGTTTTTATAATTATCGTCATAATTTTATTTATTATTAATTATTAATACAAATGACAGATAATAAGGATGACGAGGTTATGATATTGATTGAGGATAGTAACGCTGCCGCAGCGATGACCTCAAAATTAAAAGCAGATTTTGTGAATATATTACCAACTACACCTGCATCTAAGGAAGACCGATTATTAACCTTATATGAATTTTCAGAAAAAAATCAGAATAAGGATTGTCAGACAGAGACGAGCGATGTTTCAAATGATATATCATATAGAAGAGATAAATTATTGAAATCTATTAAGGAAAATAAGAAGAAATTAAACACATCATTATATATCATTTCATCTAAATATGATTTAATTTATTTCAGATATAATCGCATTTCATTGTTAATATTGATTGTATCAACTATAACCACATTTATTGAAGCTATAAGATTGACTTTAATCAATTATCAAAATGACACTAAAGATAATCAGATGCAAATGATAATATCGAAAGAGACAATATCATTAATAATAAGTATGTTTTCATTATTTCTGGGAACCTTTCTTACAATTCTAAGTTCAATTGTTAAATTTAGAAATTATCGTGAAAATATGGAAAAGCTGAAAAACATTCATGATGTCTTATTTAATTATAAGATTATGTATAATAAACAATTAGATTTGATTGAATTTTTTACATTGTCAAATAGTCTCACAGTTGAATTATTTGATAAGCTTGTAGAGAATGTGGAGACCATAAATAAAGAGATTAAAGATATTAACATCTTTGAGAATATCAGAATAAAAGATATTATCAAATTTAATAAAATAAAAGCGGATCATGATGTTCAATTAAAGAAATTATCAACGAAAAAGGAATTAGAATTTTTGAAATTGACAATTGAATCAACTCGAAATAAATGTTTATATGAAAAACAAACAAATGAAATTGAAGCCGATATTAATAATCTGAATAAAAAAAAAGCAGGATGTTTTTAATTTGAATAAGCTAAGCCACCCATACCGGATAAGATGCGAAGAACGTTATAATTAACAGTGTAGATATAGATAGTGCCATTAACAGAAGAGGAAACAGATAAAACAGCAGTATCTATGCGGGACATATTGAGAGTGCCAGATGGTTGATGATCTTCAGGCTTGATAGCAAAGGAATAAACATTGATACCATTGTTGAAAAGATTGGGAGTATATTCGTGATGTTGATAAGGTTGAACAAGGCTGAAATAACTTCCCTTGCGTTCAGCAAAACGATCATTGCCATTTAATTGTATCTTGGCTAGTGTGACGGGGTTGCGACCAAGAACATATTGATTATCGGCATTGCGATCAGTGAAATTATTCCAATATGGGTTAGCAACGACATTGGTAGCAGCAGCATCTGGTTTAACAACCCATATTAATTCCTTGCAAGGATGATTGAAGTTCATGCGAATAGTCTTCATTGAATTGGCTGTATTTCCAGTAACAGTGTCAGCGCCAGTGAATTGAAGTTGTTCAATTAGATATTCATGAGATAGCTGTGCAAATCGTCGGCGTTCATCAGTATCGAGGAAGATATAATCAACCCATAGTGCAGCAGAAGTTAAACTTATTTTAGTTGAAAGATTTTGCGGAAGATCGCCAACTGCATTAGTTTTTCCAGTAGTAACAGCGCTGCCTTGAGCATATGTGCTATCATATATATTAAAAGCACGATCAGAATAATTTGCACCTGTATCTATCATGTTTGATGCGGTTTCAAATTCTATATTTATTTTTACTTCGTGATATTGAAGAGCTATTAATGGAAGAGCTAAGCCAACATTGCGACAGAACCAGAATTCGAGAGGAACATATACAGAATAGCTATTTTTAGCATGGAGTAAAATAGAACGATTTAATTTATCACCACCAACCATAAGTTTATATCCGTCACGTTTTCCTACTGGAAGTGATAATTCATTCCATATATATAACCATTCTGAATAATGCTTATCAATACGTTGTCCACCGATTTCTAATTCAATAGTTTTTAATAACTTAAGACCAAAATATGGAACTAGTGCAACAGGATTATTTATACCGCTTGTCGCGTCTTCATTGGTATTATTAATAGTACCAGTGAAATAAACACGACTTATTAAATCACCGTTTCGAGTAACTTGGCAAGTTACACGAGAACCATTTATGCTATATTCTTTATACTATAATAGGAGAAAAAAAAAGTATATAATTTAATTTGAATAAGCTAAACCACCCATACCTGAAAGAATACGGAGGACATTATAATTAACAGCATATACATATAATATAGATTTTGACGGAATATAATCTGTGTCTGCAGTTGCTCCTGTTGCTTCTTCAAAACTTAGATATAATAGAGCAGTATCTATACGAGACATATTAAGGGTTCCTGATGGTTGATGTTCTTCTGGTTTTAGAGCAAATGAATAAACATTGATACCCGCATTTGTTGGTATGTTCTCATGATGTTGAAATGGTTGAATAAGATTGAAATAACGACCAGGACGTTCATAGAAACGATCATTACCATTTAATATTAATTTAGAAGTTTTGATTGGATTGGAAGGTAAAGCAATTGCTAAAGCAGCTTTGCCTGGAACATAATTTACATTAGTTTGCATTAATTCTTCTTTTAGTTTTTCATAAGTTCTTGGAAGATCGACACCACCAGTTCCTGGAACTATAGTGCCAACAGCAGTTGTATAATTAAACCAGTTAGCTCTCTTTAATGGAGTGCTTTCATCATTGGTTACGAACCATACTAATTCTTTGCAAGGATGATTGAAATTTAATTTGGTTTTTAGACCTGTAGTAGAAGTTATAGCCTCTTGACCAGTAAATTGAAGTTGTTCAATTAGATATTCATGAGATAGCTGAGCAAATCGGCGGCGTTCATCGGTATCAAGGAAGATATAATCAACCCATAGTGTAACAGCTGATAAAGCCGGGGCAGCTGCTGCGAATAATCCGCATTTCTCAGCAGATTCGAAGTTAAGGTTGATTTTAACTTCATGATATTGAAGAGCTATTAATGGAAGAGCTAAGCCAACATTGCGACAGAACCAGAATTCAAGAGGAATATAAAGAGTGTTAGATCCGAGATCTTTTCCACCATAAGCTCCAACCATTTCATTATATCCACGGCGTTTAGATAGAGGCAGAGAAAGCTCATTCCATACATATAACCAATGAGAATAATGTTTGTCAATCTTTTGACCACCAATTTCTATTTCAACATAATTTATCAAACGAAGACCATAATAATTATAATAAAAATCATTGCCAGTTGTATTAGGAACGCTTACTTGTAAATACATATTTATGCTATATTCTTTATACTATAATAGGAGAAAAAAAAAGTATATAATTTAATTTGAATAAGCTAAACCACCCATACCTGAAAGAATACGGAGGACATTATAATTAACAGCGTATATATAAATACTACCAGAAACAGCTGTTCCATTTGCTGTTCGAGGATTTACAGCTAAAGTTGCAGTGTCTATGCGAGACATATTTAGAGTTCCTGATGGTTGATGTTCCTCTGGTTTTAGTGCAAAGGAATAAACATTAATTCCACGATTGAGAGGAATATTAGTATGATGTTGATATGGTTGGACAAGATTGAAATAATTACCCTTGCGAACACTGAAGCGATCTTGTCCATTTAATTGTAATAGACAATTCTCAAATGGATTTACATCTTTAGTATAAATATTGGCACTTGATGAAATATCATATGGAGTAATATTATCAATTATATAACGATTTTCAATTCCACTATTAACAGTAGCAGTGCCATCACTTTTAGTTACTAGATTATTTAGAGCAGCACCATGGCTAGTATCATTTGGATATCCATATACAGACTCTTGTCCCACAGCAAGATTTGAAAATGGTAATCTGGCATTTATATCAGGTATAGTATAATTATACCAGTAAGAATTATAGTTATGGATCTTGGCTACCCATATTAATTCTTTGCAAGGATGATTGAAACTTAATTTGATGCGAGATCCAGTAGCATTTAAAGTTTCTTGACCAGTGAATTGAAGTTGTTCAATTAGATATTCATGAGATAGCTGAGCGAATTTACGGCGTTCATCAGTGTCAAGGAAGATATAATCAACCCATAAATTAGCACTTGATAAACTCTTTCCAGTTTCAGCAGCTTCAGTTCCATTTATATCGGTGTTTGGTTTATAGGTGCAATTTGCGAAAGTTTCAAAATCAATCTTTAGTTTAACTTCATGATATTGAAGAGCAATTAGAGGTAGAGCAAGACCAATATTGCGGCAAAACCAGAATTCAAGAGGGATATATAAAGTAGTTACTCCATTTCCTTCCTTTCCTGTATTGCCAGCAGTAGTATTATCACCATAACTATTATTTAATATATCACGATCAGCACCAACCATAGTATCCCAGGCATGACGCTTGCCAAGGGGAAGAGATAATTCATTCCATATATAGAGCCAATCGGAATAATGCTTGTCTATTTGTTGTCCTCCAATTTCTATGGAAACAGATTTTAATAAGCGAAGACCTAAATAATTAACATAGGAATATGTATCAGGAGTAGTTAATGCGGGTATTCCTACTTCTAAATATGTGCGATGGATTAAATCACCATTTCGTGATATTTGGCATGAAACGGAATTTCCAAAATTTGGAAGACCGCTAAAAGTTTGTTGTATTGCTTCCATAGCAAAATTAGTATGTCGGCGATAAACAACTTTGAAAAAAGTAATTTGAGGATTACCAGTTAAATAAACATCCTGAGCACCATAAGCAACAAGTTGAAGAAGA